GTGGTGGCGGCGGAGGAGGTGCTGGCCTTGGTGGTGGCGGAGCAGGTCTCGGTGCCGAAGGTCTTGGCCTTGGTGGTGGTGGTGGCGGTGGTGGTGGTGGAGGGGGAGGTGGTAGAGGTGTTACTGATGTTTGTGTGCTGTTACTTACAACAGTTGTTACCTGAACATCAGTTGCAGCTCTAGTTTCACTTGCAGCGACAACTTCAAACCTTGGTTTTCTTGTTGATCTTATGGTTTCTTGGACATTATCTAAAGTACCAGAAGCAAAGTATGCTTGCTCTCCAGAAGTTCCAGTCAATCCACCAAGACTGCTGTTTGTAGAATTATTAGTAAGTCTAAAGACTTTTGTTCCAACTTCAAATGATGGGTTAGAAGGTACGTTTGGATCTGGAATGAAGAATGTTCCAATAACAGTACCAACATCATCAGATACCAATTTAACATCAATAACCTCTGCCTCAGCGGTAACACCTCTGAGTCTCATACCAGTTCTGATAAATCCAGTAAATGCTGATTGATTACTTTCTGATAGTGTTCTAGTATCTACATTAAGAATAATGGATGAACTAGAATAGTTTTGTGGGATTGTATAATTTTCATCATATGGACTTAATGTAAAGATATCAGTTGGATTATCAATTGGTCCATATTTGTGATTAGACTGTGCAACTTTAAATGTAATTGATGGTGTTGATGCACCAACAACAGGAGTAGAACTAGTTGGCATAGTGCCAGTAATGGTTTCACCAACACTGAACGATCCACTAATCATTCTAATTTCAACAAGTTTTGGAACGATGTAACTATTAACATCTTCCCCATCAAAGAAACCATATACTCTTGTACGTGGTTTAAACTTTCTTCCTGTAAATTCGATGTTACGTGATCTCATAAACGCGATCACGTCAGAACTTACAACCCTATCTCCCTCATTAATAGTCTCAGTTTGTTCAGAAAGTCTAAGTTGATCACCAGCTCTAGTTTCTGTACCTGTTTGTGTAGTTGTAGTAGTTGTAGTAGTTTCTAACTGACTTGTTGTTACAAGGGCACTACCGTTATTTGTAGTAGAAGTTGATGTTACAACTGTATTGCTTGTTGAGGTTGATGATGAACCTGTCCAAGTTGCTGCCCATGCTCCCCAACGAACTGGACCTAAACCTGTTTGTGGATCATATCCATCAAATTCTAACTGAAGTCTAGTTTGAGTATAGTCATCAACATCAATCTGTTGTGGTGCCAATCTTACTTGGTCAATCCAGATATCAGAAGATGGGAATAGTTCAATATTACCATTATATGTTGTTACAAGGTAAGGAACAACATTTTCAATTCTAGTTGCAAATGGTTGCTCAATTTGTAAAGTAGAGAAGTAATCAATTGTAATAACTTGACCAGTTCTTCTGAAGTTTGAACCAACAATATCTGTTGCAAATGCTGGACTTACGTTTGGATTTGCAGTGGTTCCAATTCCAATAAGGGATTTAGATCCGATTAAAAGATCAACCTCAGTAGTAAAGTGTGATGGTCTTAACTCTAAATTAAGTGGATCAATACTATTTGTAATCTTACCTGCTTTAAGTTGATTTTTGGTCGTTGTAAAGTTATCTACAAATATACCAGATTTAAATCTAGTTAATCCACTATTATCTGGAATAATTAATGCTTCAGTTTTTGCTTCGAGTAAAGATAATGCAGTATAATACTCCAGATTCTTAATTCTATCCTCAAGAAGTGCAATATCTTGCATTCTATATCTCTTGTGAGACTTCAGAGATATGGAAACATTGTTTGCATTGCAGAGATATGGTGGAAGTTTGATTGTAGCAACTTCTAATGCATTATCGATAGAAAGTGGTGGAAGTGGTGATTCTGAAGGAACACCCTTAATTAATTGGAATCCACCATCTGGATTAAAATAAAGTTTGTCAATTCTAGGCAGATAATGTGAATATGTTAGCGTAATTGATTCATCAGATGCCAAAATATTTTTGGCAGAGTTGGTTGCATCTATAAAACTGCGAGAGTCAAATTCAAAAGGTGATTTTGCTGTTGAATTTGGATCAAATGTACGAACTCTTGGTCTAATGTCAAGAACATCCGTAAGTCTGATTTTGTTCTTGATAAACGGAAGATCACAATAGTTAAATTGGTCATAAGAAGATACGGTTGTAATATCTCCTTCTGTAGAATCTGAATATTCTGCAGATTCAAATATGATTCTTAATTTTCCTCTAGGATCTTTTGTATTTGGTTTTCTTACCAATCTTGCATAATCTACAATAGTATCTCTTTGACCAGAGTCTAAAAGATATCTATTGAGAATATTGTCATCTCCTGGAGTAAAATCACTAATAGTTCCAGTGATTCCTGTTGTTTGTGTAATTATAGTCTCATTTATCTCAAAACTTAAATCATTTAAATAAACAATTGAAATCTTAGATGAGTTTGGTCTTTCAATAAAGAGTCCAATGGCACCACTATTTTTGCCAACTACCTCTTCACCAATAATGAAATCATCAGTTTTACCTGATGGACCATTCATATTAAACAGTGTGATTTGTGGAAGAACAGGATCATTTGTATCATCCGACTCAAAAACACCATATACTTTTATGACATCTGGTTCTAATAAACAAATATCTTTATCTTGAACTCTGAGACCATATCCATATGCACCATAAGTCAATCCATCATTTAATGTTGTTGAACCAATACCAGATGATGTTAACTTGGACTTATTGACGATAATAGAGTTTGTCTTTTTAGAATTTTTTACTTTGTTGACTACACTATTTTTTTCAAGTGTTGTAATCAATCTTCCAGATCCAGATACCGAAAGACCAAAGATTCTTAATTCTCTATTTCCATTGGTAAATCTAAACTTATCTTGAGTAAGTTCTTCAAATCCACCCTCACTATTAATTAAAACATAACGCTCTTCATCAAATGGTAAAAAGGTTTCATTCTCACCTGCTTGAATGGTATTGGTAGCATTTGCGGTAATAGTTACGTTATATTCTTTTCTAATTGATAACTTTGATGAAGTTATATCTACACTTGAGACAAACTCTTTTGGTAATGGTGTATATAATGTGTTGTCTGATGATGATTGGAATCTTGCTTTTGCAATTGCAAAATCTGAAGGATTGATCGTTGTTGTTGGAAGACCACCGTCATTAATATTTGCAACTGTAGTAATGCCAACAATAGTAATACTGTAATCGTCAATAATACTTGTAACTTTCGCATAGGTTTTTACATTAGTCGTTCCTAATTGACTATTTGTAAATGATACTAAATCACCTGGTTTTATTGTATTGGGAAATTCAGAATCTACAGATGTGACTGTTGAAATTCCAGGAGCAGAACCACTTTTTGGTGAAATTACTACTGATGGGAATCTGAGAGTTGGATATGCCTTTGTATCACCATTAAATGTTTGTCCAACACCAACAGAACTGTAAAGTGATTTTACATCACTAACACTAAATGCTGTTACTGCTGTAGAAATTCTACCATTATCAATACCATTAAATATTAACTTTTCTCCTTTGAGGAATGCTCCTTTAGTATTATATGTTGTTACAATTCCAGTATTGGTATCAAATCTTAGGTGTCCAGTTGCACCACTAGACTTTCCTTCAACAAATGTAGGAACACTTAGAGTTACTGACTGGTTTAGAGTCATTTCAGTGTATGGTTGAATATCATATAGAGTGATGTCCCACTCGTTTAAGTCACCAACAGTTGAAGAATATGATCCAGACTCTAATGCATAATCATATACTCTTGCAACACCAATCTCCTTTCCTGCTGCTGTTGTACTAGTAACACCTATTCTAGAATCTCTTAAACTTATAACAGATGAAGTACTAAATCCAATTCTAGGAGCACCAATGACTCTATTGAGAGTTAATGTGGGTCCAGTAAAATAATTTATTCCTTGATTTTTTAATGTTTTGGTTGTTCTTGTTTTTGGGAAGTCTAAGTACTGTACTGTACGAGAGTCAACTTCATAACCTTTAATAAATGCTTTTCCTGGAGATATTTTGTAAGTTCCAAGATCATCACTAGGAACATTATTATTGTATGTTAATTGATCTTTAGTAAATACGCCATTATTTCCCTTTCTATCATTGAGAGATTCTTTTGCATGAATAGAAAATGGTTTTACATAAAAATCACCTGATTGATCGTAAGTCCTTCTTGCAAGTTCATCTGCAAGTAAGTTATAATCTGCTCTATCTTCTATATGCTGAACAAAACCATTTCTAATGATCATTAACTCAACAAAATTTTCGTTCTTTGTTGACTCTAATGATCTTTTTGCAAGAACTGCAGTAATTTTTAATCTATCTGCACCTGGTGCTGCATAGTTATTAAATCCCTTTGCATTATCGGTAAGACTAGAATCTTTTCCTGATGAAACAATTTCTTCATAGATTTCTAATCCAACTCTATATGATGGATTTGGATCGTGGGCATCAAGAACTAAAGTTTGTCCAGGAACTTTTACAAAAGTTCCTCTTAAGAAGTATACACCTTCGGATAAAAAGATTGCCGAACCATTTGAAATTGCATTAACAGGTGCTGTATTTGCAAATCCTTGTCCTGCTTGGAAATTTATAACCGTTGTGGATAAATTACTCTCCAATAAAAGAGTCTCATTATCATCAAATACTTGCTTACCATCATTTCCAGAACTAACATAATTTACAAAGAAGGTATAGTATCCTCTTTCTGATGCTGAAGTTCCTTCGTAAAATACAATCTTAGCTCTGACATTTGATCGTTGTCCTCTGACAAATACATTGACAAGATCGTCAGCATAGTTGTCTATAGCAATGCCAAGATACTCTGGCTCAACTTCAACAGAATATAATGCATTGTTATAGTTAATTTGTCCAGGAATAACTACTGAACCCTCTTTAAAAAGATGAGTTCCTACTTGCTCAATCTGATCTTGAAGTGTTGATTGAAGAGTAGTTAATTCCCTTGCTTGAACTGGGAGTCCAGGTTTAAATAATACTTTATAATAATTTTTTTGCGGATCAAAGTCATCAAAATAAGGTGATACGTTGAGATTAGTTTCTTGTGGCATAATCCTTTAAAATTGCAAAATAACTTTGATATCTTCTCTTTGATTTACTGACCTAGTAATAGATGGTCTATTGTCAACATAAAGAATAGTTCCAGAATATTTTTCTACTTCTGGATCTGCTACACCCTTAATAAATGTTTGACCTAGGTAGTATGTCTTATTATTTATGACGGTACTAATACCTGGATTTGTATCAGTTCCGAATCCTTCATCTATATATAAGTCCTTACTGCCACCTACAATTTTTAAAGATCCTCCACTCTGTAGAGTTGCAGAAAAATCATTCAATTGGAATCCGTATGTGGCGCTAGACTTTTGAGTTCCATCCGTATTAAATCCAACAAGAGATCTATCTTGCCAGTAACGTAAAACACCAGTTTGTGCATCATATGCAACAACTCTTCCAACAGCAGTGATACCAGTACCTACAGTTTGAGTTATAATTGCATTTTGTTCAAATGAGGTTGATCTATAATCATCTTGATTTGGAGAAAGACCCTTAAGAACTAAACCTCTCAAAGAACTTAATCTATCTTCTGTAAGAATTGTGTTTGACTGATATCCTTTTGGATCTTCCACAATTCCAATTCTAGCGACAGACGTTCCTGTTACAAAATCTGGATTTTGATCATCATTTTCGATTCTAGAATAAATCAGAACGTTTGTTGATCCTAGTTCTGAATAAATGTCTGCACCATGACCACCTGGTGGTGGTATGATGACATCAAAAACGGGAGTATTTGATCCAGTAGGAACGTTTCCTCCAATTAAATCAACCGTACCATAAGTATATCCAGAACCACCATTAGAAACAGTTATTGATTCTATTTTAGAGTCATTGTTAACAACAATGGTACACTCACCACCAGACCCATCACCCCTAATAGGAACTCTTGAATATGTAACATTTGGGGGACCAACTAAGAATCCCCTATCTCTAATAAGTATTGTTTTTAACTGACCGCTAGTAGAAGCATTAGTTCTAACTGTTTGATAATCCGAATTAGTTTCCCAGTCTACAGGAACTGGAACAAAGTTGAGAGAGTCAAATTTGATCACATCACTTGGACTAATAGTATAAAGATATTTCCAAATATATCCATCACCACTAGTACCAGCTGCCCTTGGTTCTAAATCTGTGAATTTTGGTTCATCAAGAGATGGTCTACCATTAGGGTTCTCTGGGTCAATTCCATTGTTTAAGCAGATGTACACACGGAATTCGCTATTTACAATATAATAATTGGATGCATATAAACTTGTTTTATTTGATGGTTTTGAAAGATTATTTCTATTAACATCATGGCGATACATATCATAAATTGTTGCCGATGCCCAAGAGACCTTTCTTACAACTGGTCTGACATCATCAGCAGCAATTTTTTTCAAGGCAATCATTGTATCCCAATAAGTATTGGAATCATCAAAACAATCTCTGGGAGATGGCGGAGATACATTCCAACTACTTGTTACCTCTGTTGCATTCGGCAGACCGATGAATGTATAGTATGATTTATTCGGATCCCTAATTTTTTCAATAAAGGATCTGGCGTTTTTAACTCTCAACAAGTCAGTTATAATAGCAGCCATTTCGGAAACAAACTTTTTCTATGTTCTATTTATTAGTTCAAATAACCAAGATATTTAAGAGGATTCTTTCTCCTTATCACTGGATTTGTTACGATTCCAGCTTGAGATACTCCATGATTAGAGTTCCATACTTGGTTAGTTGTTCTAACTGGAAGTCCAATTTTGCCCCATGTATATTCACCATAGTATGCAGTAGTTCCCAATCCAACTACATTATTAGCACCAGCACTCTGAAGTGAGATAATTACTGTAGTAACGGTTGTTCCAAATCCAACTGTCGTTCCAAGACCATTTATTCCTGCTGGAACTACGGACTGTTTTGTATAGTAATCAATACACTCACACATCATGTCTGCATGTATAGTTGATACACCAACAATAGACCCATCTGCACCAAGAGAAGTTTGTGCTGCCCCAATAAAGTTGGTTTTAGTTATGTTAAAGAGATCACCAGTAGTAATTCCTGGTAAAGTTATAGATAAACCTTCCCTAATCTCGGAATTAAATGGAATAAAGAGGTCTAAAGCAACACCTAAACTTGTTCCAGCACCAATGGTCGTAGTTCCGACACCAACAATTATTCCATAATCTCCTTCAAATGTTATGAATTGACACTCTTCCACTGCTCTCTTTGGTGGAGCGACTAACACCTCTGGTGGTTCTATTTCAATAACTTTAAACTTGATTGGTGCTCCCAATGCCCATTTTCTTGATGTAGTTGCTAGTCCAACATTATCATATGTATCAACAAATAGAGTATCACCAACTTGATAATTAGTACCACCTTCAAGAACACTGAACGAAGCAACATTAAAGTTTATTGTGCTGATTTCGATATCAGCAACTGCACCAAATCCGATACCACTTTCTGTTTTTAATCTTGCTGATCTAAAGAAGTTTGTATTTGTATCTACTGGTGGGAATCCAGAACCTTGTTGCTGGAGGCTCATTGCCTTAAGTGGTCCATAGTAATAATTAGTTCCACCAGTGCTTACTGTTGCTGTTGTGACTGATCCTCCAGCACCAATAGTAAGACCACCTATTGCTTGAGTTCCATTATCATATGGTTTTTGTATGGTAACATCTGGAGTTGATGTGTAACCATAACCAGGATTTGTTATAAGAAGATTTGATACTGATCCACCAACTCCAAGAACTGCATCTACAGTTGCTGGTACTAATTCATCTCCAGATATAATTTCAATTACTGATCTATCTTGAACAGAAATACCCTCAAAAGGATTATCAAATAATGGTCTTATGGAATAAACATAAACAGAACTATCTGCCAATCCAACATTTGATATTATATTTGTTGATGGATTGATTATTGGTTCATAATAAACACGATCCTTACCAATGTAGTTGTTGTCAATAATCTTATCAACTGTTTGTTTTGTCCAAGATAATGGTCTCTCAAACAATTCATTCAGAGTTACACCTTGCCCAGCATAGTTATTTGTGATAACCTTATCTGCTGCTTTAATATCCATTACAAGTCTTGGATCTTGTGTAAATGTGGTGTCAACATTACTATAAAGTTGAACTTCATCACCAACTTCAACAGAGGGGAGAACATCTACAGTACGAACGTCAATTGTTTGAGTTCCAGTATACATAAAGATTTTTGCTTTATCTCCTGTGGTACTAAATCCACTAACGCCACCTTTGGGTGCTTCTGTAAATCTTAATGTACTACCACCATTAAACTGATAACCCTCTCCTGGTGTCTGAAGAATGTCATTAACAAATACAAGTAAGTTTGATTGTAAGTTGATTCCAGAGTTTGCTTTTGCAAAGAATGAAATACTTTCACCATTAACTGACAGCGGGAACAATCTTCTTGCGCCGTTAAAGAATGGATCAATTTCATCAAGAACAATAAATTCACCAACGTTCCATCCAGAGAACTTAGACTGGAAGGTTCTATCAATAGTTAATTCAAATGGGAGATATGTTGCAAGTCCAACAAATGTATGTGGGAACTGCTTTCCAACTGGGGATGATCCAGCAAATACTGTAATTGTTGTTGATGTATATGATGTAATTCCAACATCTTGGTTTGCAATGTTGCTATCGATTCCAGGACGTGGGTAAGCAAGAATTGCACTATAATCATCACTTGCACATCTGAAGAGAAGTGATTTATTTGCAATTCTAACCGTATCTGCTGTAGTTAATGTATGAATACCAATAGTGAGTGTTGAATTGCCACTTACAGGATCATATGTTGCATCAGTTACTGAGTAGTAATTTGCTCCATCAAATACAGGTGTAACGGCATTTGATGTTATGGTTGCAAACGTTGGAATGCCAACTGTACCACCAATTGCTACTGTCAAGCGTTCCCCAGAACCATAACCATATCCAAAATTATTAATTTCAAAATTGAGAATTGTGCTATCATTACTTGGAACTAAGTCTACTGTTGCCCCTGTTCCAAATCCAGACTCTCCTGGATGGTAAACTAAAGGAATGTTGTAATATGTTAATGGGGCATCAAATACAACATCAAGGGGTCTTCTGACCTCTCCACAACGCTTGTATGCGTGTGTATATGGGGATGGACCAGAGTTGATAATAAACGTGTAGTCATCTACAATTTTTGTAATTGCAGTTCCATTTGCACCAGGATCTTGCCCTGTTGGTGAGTTGTTAATTTGTCTAGGAGCAAGAATAATCTCCTCTACAATTCCTCCAGAGTTATAGAAAGATTCTGCAGTGGTAACACCAACATTAATTTCAAAGTCATAAAGACTATTCATTCTAGTAACTTGTGTTCCACAATATGTTGGGTCTGTTATTCTTGGGTGAGTAAGAATTCCAACACCGCCATCATAAGAGCATGTAAATGCAAGACCAGTAAGAATTACATCTGTGCCAACTTTTAATTTATGTCCAACTGTTAGTGAACCACCACTCACATATTCATGGCGAATAGTAGAAATTCCAGCATTAAATGTAAGTGTGTATGAATCTGGTGCTGAGAGAACTCCAAATATATCTCCAAGAGGTGATACTACAGAGTTGCCTGGGAATATGTTAGTATTAATACCTACTTGAATTACGCCGCCAGATGCATAAGTATGACTAATAGTTGAAGGTCCAACATTAACTGTAAACGATGTTGTGGTCCCTACTGTAACAACATCAAAGAAATAACCTTGAGTTCCATCTGGGAATATTGATGTAGTAAGTCCAGCAGTAACTTGTCCAGCATCATTCTCAACATAAGTATGACTAATTGTTGATGGTCCAACATTAATCTCAAATTGATCGGATGCAATGATATTAGTTACAGTAAATGTGTATCCTTGAGTTCCATCTGGGAAGATAGTTGTTGTGATACCAGACCCACCTGGGCAAGTAAATTCAAGGTTATCCAGTCTAATATCACTACCAATTCCAATTACGCCAATAAAAGAACTAGAAGTAGTAACTGTAGAAAGACCAGTAACATTGTCATACTGGAACTGCGTAATCGTGAACGTTTGGCCATATCCTGTAGGTCCTCCAACTGGACAATTAAACGCCAATTCGCGCATCTTGAATGTTTCACCATTGGATAATCCATGATCCCCAATAGTGAAGACTGTTGCTAAACCAGTTATATTGTCATAAGTAAAATCATATACTCCAAATGTTTGACCATACCCAACGCAAGTAAGTGCCAATCCTGCAAGACTGAAACTTCTTCCTATAGCAGTTTGAGGAACGAACTTATGCGGTTCTACCGTCGTAACAGTCGCCAATCCAGTAACATTATCATAGAAGAATCCATTAACTGTAAGCGTTGATGCACCACCAACAGTAACTGTCATAATGCCAGTTACATTATCATAAAGAGCATTTGTTACATTTACTGGTGGATAGTAATCACATGTGAATGCTGCACCAACCACTTGAACTTCATCGCCAAGAGACAAATTATGTGGAGTGGATGTTGTTACTGTTGTGATTCCAGTTACTGAACTATAACCAATATTTGCAACTTCTCTAGGTGCATAAAATACTTGTGGATTTGTAATAGCAACTCCAATTACATGTCCATCAACAACAGTAGCAACACCAACTGCAGTTATATTTGCAGCGCCATAACTTGCAGTCTCAATTCCAACAGATACTGTTTGCAATCCAGATCTATAACCAGATCCAGTATTACCTATTGCAATCGCTGTTATTGTTCCAGCGGCAGATACAACTGCTGTTCCTCCAGCAGATACTAAAGGTTGATAACCATAACCCGCCTTTGAAGCAACGCTAACAATAACACCTCCTCTAGGAACTCTATTTACATTAATATCATTATGGTTATTTGGATCTGTAACTTCTCCATTAAATCCTAAGAGAAGTTGACCACCACCACCTTCAAGTTTGTAATCTCCTTCAATATTTGTTAATACATTGCCAAGTCTCTGTGGACCTTGGAATATATCATCAATTAAGACAATTGTATTTTGTGCTGAAATATTATCAATGTCATTTCCATTATATTTTAAATAGAATGAAGTGTTGATTCCATTAAATTGATCAGAAATATCATCATAAACATAGTTATTATCATATGCTGGTAAGAAGCTTGTTGTAAATGCCTGGTTTAATGCAGATCTTAAGAAGATTCTTCCACTAAATCTAGAACTTGTTGTAAGTCCTGTGTAATCAACCTCTCCAGAATTTAGCGCAGTTGTTCCAAGTCCAACTGGAATATTGCCCCAAGGACCTTCAATTAGATGAAGATCATTGTTAACTACATTAAAGTTACCAACTTGCTTTGTTCCAACAACACCAGCGGAATGAGATACTTCAGCAGTTCCCATCCATCCTCTTCTCACTGTTAATGTATTTGCTACATTATCGACCGCAGCAATTAAGACAACCTCATCTTCAAACCTTACAAGATCACCACCAAATACAGATGTTACTCCAACCATATCGATTACAGTAGAACCAATGCCCGCTGTGGATGCAAGAGCAACTGTATATGCGGTTCCAACCATTGGAGACTGAATAGTTCCATTGATTGTAATTAACATTCTATTATTTGGTTCAATTGCTCTGAATATATGAGTAGATCCAATTCCAACTCCAGTTAATCCAACACCTATTGGGTTAAACAACAACGCATTTGTTGCTGAAGTTGCAACTCTGACTTTTTGGTTGTCTTGTTTGATAATATAGAATTGTGATGGAAGTAATGATGTAGTACCAATTCCTGGTCCAAAATCTGTTGGGGTAATCTGAATTGCATTGGCAAAATCATTATTTGGTGGGATATATTGTACCAATTCTCCACTAACAAAATAATGATTTGTTATATCAATGGTTCCCTCACCAACTGATATTTTAGTTGCATCATTACCAGAAAATTCAATCTCAAAAACTTTGTTGCCGTCTGAGAATAATTCAAAATCTCTCTTTTCACCATTAAACTGATCACTAAAGTCATCAACAGCAAGAACTCTGTTTCCTATAAATTCTTGGTATTGTGCAAGGAATGGTAAATTAAACAAGATTTCATTGGATACCAAATCTCCACTAACATCAATACTCTTTTCTCTACCAATATCAAAGTCTCTGACTGTATTTAAATCAACAACTTGAGTCAAATCTGAGATTGCAATCAGAACATTGAGATCTTGTGCTGTTGTTATACCAACGATTGAGGGATCATATGAATCAATAACCAATTCACTAAATTTTTTGAATCCAGAAGTATGTGTTAAAGCACTTACCAGAGGATTCCAATCCTTATAATCTATTGAGGATCTTATTGAATAAGAGAAGTACTGATAATAATCATTATCATGAACTCTTTGGAATGCATAATTAAGTTTTCCAGTATCTCTTAAGAAACCTTTTTTAGTAATACTATTGGACGATATCAAATATTTTCCAGATATTCCATCAACACTAGAAATTAATCCTTGGTTCTGTGATGATTGTCCAATGATGAGATCATCAACCTTAAATGGAATTTTAGATCTAACTCTCAAATATTCGTTTCTAAAATCATAGAACTGAACTACTCCTCTATTATCATCTTGAGCAACAATAATTTCTCCAGATCTAAATGAGTCTTTTGCAAGATCAATATCAAATTGTGGGAAGTATGATTCTGGTGTAACTGTTCCAAATGAATCAAAACTATCAAAATTACCTGGAACTTGACCTGGTTTTAAATAATCCTGTAAGTTATACGTAATAGTTGGAGTCTCCCCACCAATATTTGGATCTATGGCGGTCAAAGTAAATAATGCATATCCAAAGTCTGATGAGTTGTATCCAGTTCCATTGACAGTTGCGTCAATATTGGTGTTCTCTACAATAACCTTATCACCAACTTTGAATGGATAATCTTCTGCTGTTGTGAATGTGACGGCAAATCCAATAGTAACATTATAGTTACCAGGATCGTATGTAATATCATCAATTCTTATACCATTTGGATTATTGATTGGTAGAATTTTTGGAGTAATGTTATACAAACCTGTTGTATTTCTTACAATGGTTACTTCAGTATCTCCAATATCATATTTGAGAGATGCTTCGGTGTTAACTCTTCCAGTAAAACCATCAAGAACAACTAATTGTGGTGGAACAAAATAATTGATACCAGGGTTTACAATTTTAATTTGACTAAATTTAGAAAGTGGTTCAATCTTGTATGTGTATGGGAACTGTGCTGCTGGATTTAACGTTTTGTCTGAGGGATAGTCAAAACCAATATCAGTTAACACTACCTCATCAACTTGACCAAGATTGGTACTTGCTGGTAAGAAAATTGCTCCTGTTCCACCAATACTGACAATTTCAGCAATGTTTGGAAGTTTTCTGTAATTTCTTCCTATAGAATCCAGAGAAACTTTTGCAACTGGTCCAATTGCACTTAAAGATGTTGTTGTATATGACAACAATGCTTCATTATTTGGATATAAAATTTTCTCTGGAGTATCTAAGAGTGGATAATTAAATGTTGCGCTAGTTACTCCAGTTACATTTGCTTTGAGATTAAATTTACTGTAAGAAACACTCAATTTATTTGGATTCTTTATATTAAAATTATCCGATATAATTTCTAGTTTTGATGCTGCTGCACCATTATATCTAATTGGTTCTAAGTTATAATACAATGTAGTTGGGACGTTCTCATCAATAATTAATTCTAACTTTGCTCCTGGTTCTCCAATAGTTCCGCTTGTTTTTACGTTAAAATCTCCAGTATTTTCTTCTGTAGTAAAAAATTCATCACTAAAGTTTTCATCAGTATAAAGGAAGAAGTTAAATGCTGGCAAGGAATTTGCTGCTAATGTTTGATCCGATAAATCAAATATGACGGTAGAATTTCTATAGCAGAATATTTCAGGATTTACTTCACTAATAAATCCTAAAGATTGAGTTTCGATATCGATTATTTGAACACTCTCATTAGAGGTAATTACATCATAATAATAATCCGATAAAGAAATTGTATTGTCATCTAAAACAATAACATAGTAAATCTGTGCATTGGTTAAACCAACAGATGGTGATGGTGAATTATAGATTACTTTTGCACCATTTTTAAATCCGTGGTTTGGAATTGTAATTGAATTTCTATCAATGTCAACATCAGAATCAATAAATGATTTTTGGTTTATAACCATTCTTCTGTTCAAATCATCATAAGCAACAGTAACAGTTGTTTGAATTCCACTAACAGCATTAAATACGATCTGATCACCTTCTGTTAATCCATGATTTATTTTGGTAGTAACCTTAGCATACTTTTTATAAACATCGCCAACAATAGTTGAAGTTTTGTTAGTATTAAAACTATGTATTTCACCAGTTCCATAGTCAACTAGATCATAGATCAGTAATCCTTCTGATCCAACGCCAACAAACTGTCCAGTGCTTCCAACTCCAACTTGTTGAGTTGAGATTCCAATAAAATCAGCATCATATACTGCAGCATATAACTTTGTACCATCTTCCAAGGGGAATTGTGTGGTCCCTGTGGATACTTTTACCCCAGTAAATCCAGATCCAACATTGTAAGTTAATAAATCACCTGTTTTGAATCCATGAGATGGTAAATAGAATGAATGAATTGTTGATTTTATAAGTTCTTTTTGAGTCACTCCAGGATTACTCAAAGACAATAATCCAGATACATCCGCAGATCTTGACAATGCAGAACCATTAGTCTCATAAAGAGTTGATCTTAAAGTTCCAGTTTCTATTTGAGCACCCCAAACATAGAATGTTGGTGATGTATTTGATGTCAGTGTTTGTGGACCGTATGTACCAATTTTTAATGTGTGACTACCAGAACCAGTAAATGCTTGGAAAGAATATCTTCTCCAAAATCTTGTTAGGGTAACTTTTGAACTATAATATGCCAATCCATCATCAACTATAATATAAACTTCTTCACCACCAGCATTTCCCTTTAAAAATACTGATATTGTATGATTTGTTGCTGAAAGAGATGTTGAAGAATACTCAATTCCAAAACCGTCTCCTGTGCCCGTTGTTGATGCAAAAGAAACCTTTGCAACATCATTGCTACCATCTGGAGCGGTTGCAGAATAATAAGATACCGTTCCAGTACCAACACCGACAGTATAGTAATCCCATGCAGATACTAATTCTGGCGGAACTGGATTTGAATATAAAATAAGATTTTCTGATGGAATAATCACAGATTCTCTAGGATCAAAATAATATTCAGTATCTAATTGATATTCTGTAGATGTTGTAAATCCAGTATTTACAATTAATTTTCTAGTTTTTTCCTTCAAGTTTGATCCAGCAAAGTGTGGATCACTTGTTCCATTAATTGCTCTTTGTACTTTTATTCGAGAATCATCTTGATATACGTTTAATACTTTTACAGTCTCATCTCCAATAAGATAAAGATCATTAACCGACAATGCTGGAAATACTAAGTTACCACTTACATTGAAGTAAGTTACAATACCACTTGAAGCAGAGTCTCCTACATTTGTTGATAACGTTAGGTTATTTGTAGATATTCCTACGTTGTATGATTTGGAAAACTCTGTTGATAATATGTTTAAATTTTGTATCGATACAATATCACCATTCTTTAAATTATGATCTGTTGATCCAATTCCAATAAATCTACCGTCAGATATTGATGGTACAAATTGAACAGATTTAAGTAAATCAAACTCATAAGAAACACTATCAACGGTTTTTCCTGCAAGTTCAGATATACGTGCATATGCACCAGAACCACTTGTATCAACGTTATCAAAGAAAACACTATCCGCAAGAGAATAATTATCTCCAGGAGCAACCAAATTTAACTTAGTAACTGATCCAGGCGTTACACTTCTTATTTCTGTAAACCCTTCTGCAAATTGATCTGGTTGTAAGAATCCAGAATAAGATGTTCTATTACTTAAAAGACCTAATTTACCAGTATACCTAGTCCAACCAGAATCATTTATATTAATGTAGTCTAAACTGGAGAATTGACTAAAATTAAATTCTACAGGTTTTGATTTATAACTATCTCCAATAACATATGGGAAAACTGGTTTTAAGTAACCATTTAATGGTCCACTTGCTTCTGGGGTAGAATTTATAGTAGAAAAATATGCATATACGCCATTTGGATATTCTGGAGTTTTACAATATCTACCATTGTGTATATCTAAATCACCATCTCCAACAAATTGATAATCTTCTACGAATATGCCTGCTGGGAAATCTCCAGTAGATGGTCTATTTGCTGGCAAAATCAGACTATAACCACTATTAAGTCTTTTTATTGCTCCACCTTCTTTATCGGCGTATCCGTATGGTCCATAAATTGGATGACCATCATAAGACCAACCAACAATAGGTGAGTGATATAATGTGGAATTGGTATCATTATCAATATCATCTCTATAAATTGTATTACCATCATTATCAAGAGAAGTTGAAAGTAATTTTCTTCTCAGTTCTCTACCAAGATAACCATGGGTGTATTGTAAACCAGCATCAGATGTTATTGCTGATGTAATAATACCATCGTCTGGATTAATTTTTTGTGCTTGTATAATTCTTTCAACAAGGTTTATAGACCAAGATTTTATTTTGGCAGTAAATGTTGCTCCAGAACCAGTTGGAATTACGTTTAATATCGTATCTACTTGTTTATAACCAAAACCACTTTCAATAATTTTGACTTCTGTCAATTTACCATCTTCAATTACTGGAGTCAATACTGCACCATCTCCAGAACCTAAGATTTCAATGTTTGGTGGAGAATTATACCCACTACCAACATTATTGACAATAACACCAATTATTCTACCAGCAGCGGATACAATCGGTGTTAATTGTGCATTTACTCCACTGTTAAGTTGAATATTTGGTTGTCTGTTATAATTTAAGATACTAGCATCACCATAGTTGTTGCCATTTGTCTTTAATGATATTGAGATAATTTCTCCCGTAAATATTGGACTAATTTTAGCTGCAAAATTCTGCCCCGATGTTGTTGTTACACCAATAGGAGCTTCCAGTTTTACTTCAATTGGTCTGTAGGTGATATTGTGTGTTCCAGTGCCCCCATCACCAAAATTAACAAATCTTTTATTTACATAGTTAAAATCTGATTGAAGAGTTGATCCAATACCAACAGTAATGTATTCTGCGACTTTGAATCTGTTACTATCAACAACATTAACATAATATTCTGATGTTGAATTTAAACCTACAGGAAGAGTATCATCTGTAGAAATTCTAACAATTTCCCTATCTGTATATCCATGATTTGGGTATACAATAGTATTTGAATAAATGTCTACATGGTCCTCATTAAAGTATAGTGTTTTATTTGTATATCCAGATCCACCAGAAATTACTTCTATAGATGATATTACATTTTTCTTTTCAAACGCAGAAATCTTCTGCAATCCATCTCCATATGCAGTAAAGTTGATTGTATTAACACCAACAATAGCATCATCTGCAGTGTTGTAAAGTTTAATAGTCTTACCATCCAAATCTTTAACAAAATAGATGGAGTCATTGACTAATCCACCAATTTCAGTTTGTGATTGTGAAGAGTATAAAACTTTTTCATAATCTCTAAATTTATGGAAGGTGGAGAATCCAATTGTATTATTAGAAAGATTTACATTCTCATACAAACTTCCAGCATTAAATGATACTGAATGTGTTATCTTGGATAATTTACACTTTGCTTCTGCACCAATACCATTTCCACCAGAAATAGTTACTTTTGGTTCTTCAACATAATCAAATCCCTTATCAATAATGTCGATCTTTGTAAGAGATCCTCTTACGTTACATACTCCCTCTGCCCCAGATCCAAAAATAGAACTTCCTACACCAATGTTGTCATCAATTGAGAGAACGGGTGGGTTTATAATATCATAGTTTTTATCTCCAGGAGAAGAAACTACAATCTCTTCTATTTTACCGTAATATAAAGTATCCGAAGATTTGTAATTTAATAACTCAACTCCATTAAGAAACATTCCCGTATTACCTGGAGAGGTAATGGTTTCTTCATAATTATCATATGGTATTGGGTGTGAGAATTTTCTGATTAAAGATTGGGATTTGATAATCCTGTCTTTAAATTTAAGAAGTTCAAACTTATTATTAAATACTGTTCCAAATACTCTAATAAAAATGCCACTTCTAATATTAGATCTACTTGTTGCTAATCTTATTGTAGATGCATTGGCTTTATATACAAAATACTGACCTTCTTGAATATCTAGACCAATATTATTGTTGTAGTTATAATAAATGGCATCTCCAGTAATAAAACCATTTGTACCAATATTAATATCAAATCCATCAAACTGACCACTAAAGGTCACAGATAAATCTTCAATTGTTATTGGAGTGTTATAATAATCTGGAAGAGAGTTTGAAGTAACATACCTATCATTATCTTTAATATAAACATTGCTTACATTTGATGAGAATATGTTGAGTTCTGGATTATTTACAGAGTTTGCTTTTGATATACCCTTTCTAATGTTATACTTAACACTAGTTGTATTTACTTGTGTTGTTAAGTTAATATCAAATTCGTACCTATCAGAAACTGCAATAACAAAAACGTCATATTGATTTCCATCACTTCCCTTTACTGTTCCAATATCACCAAGAGTAAAAATATGTGGATCGTAAGTTCTTACTCTATACTGAGCAGCACCATTTAATTTTAATGCTACTTGTGTCAGTTGTTCTATCTCATATTCTGGTGTAGAATTAAGTACCCAAGAAGTTACATTTTGATCTTCACTATCTGAACCCAGTGAGACGATTTGAATTTGATCGCCTACTTGATAATAATATGATTTTTCTCTATCATATACCAGTTCACCCAAAACACCTGTTACTTTAACGCGAATTTCGTTACCATCGTCGTCAGTAGCATAAGCATAGTCTGGAGTTGTTATATCTGCATTTAATGGGATTGCTATTGGTGATTGTAATCCAAAAAATTGAGTCGTGTTCTTGCCACTGTATTGAATTTGATACTCTACATCATTATCATAAAATACCAATGTTCCTTCATTTTCAAAACTTAATGTTGAATCTACATCAAGATAGGTTTGTCCCGCTCCAACTGGATTGGTAATTTTAGTTTTTGGGTGTACTGAGAATACAAAGGTTTCTAGGTCTGGGTTATAATCCAGACTCATTTTATAATAAACTTCATTACTACGAAAAATTTGTTCTACATCGGTGATTGTGCCCGATGCATTTTGAATTGTAGTTGTTTCATCTTGGAAAAGAGTTCTATTTACCAGATCTTGTGGATCTCCAAGAAGTGGTTTTACAACTAGATCTCTTGTAATTCTATAATCGGCATCAGATGGTTGAATGAGGAAGTCTCTTGGTTTTACTACCTTAACATCAACTCCCCAAATCAGTCTAAACAATAGATCAAATGAAGAGTTTGCACCCTTGGATGCATAAAAATCCTTTAATCTTGCAACAGCATTTTTTTCATTAACTTCTTCATAAAACTGGACATTATCAAATCCAGGAGCATACATTCTCTTATATTTTTTATAGATTTCTGCTATAAAAAGAGAATTTAAATTAAATACAGTATCCCCAGGAGAATGTGGTTCTTTGTTTGAATCAAGAAATGTTGGAAACTTGTCAATATTGTCAACGTATGAGGTAAAACCAACAAATCCTCTCACACATCCATCAAAAGATGTTAAGGTTTTTGTATCATACCTAATAATTTCATTTCCAATTTGAACCAATCCATCTCTAGGTGGAAACCCTTCGGTGCTTGTTACCTCTATGGATTTTGTTGAATATCCAACGCTAGATGTCAATTCTGTTGAATATACAATTTCAGAAACATTATTTAATTGAGTATATTGATCAATATTATTAACAATATCTAATGGAGATCCAGGACTTTCTAAGTCTTTATAATATGCACGTAAGAATTCTACAAATTCTGGATAAGAATCTGAAACAAAATCAGGAACTTGATCTTGAACTAAGTTTTGTATTTTTACTCTATTATCCATATTTTATAACCTTACGTATTCTCCGTTTAAGTAACTAGATGATACTATATATTGAGTTCCAGAGAGGTCTATTCCAGAAGCTATAGTGTCTGCTATCATATCAACGCTAGATTTTGAAGTATCTAACTGCAGGTATAAATCCTGTAAACCAATAACATCATTTGATTGAGGTATCATTGATACTTCGACAATATTATCGCCAAGTTTTTTCTTTGAAGTGGAGATAATGTTAACTGCGTTTACACGAATCTCACCTCTCAAATAATCAATTGTACCAAAATCCTTTCTAATGATTACTGGTTCGTTTTTTGCATCTAATTTGAATAAGAAAATTGATCCAGTCTCTTGATCTGTATTTGGTAAATCGCTAAAATAAACCGTACCAGTAATTCCTGATACTTGCAAACCACTGGTTTTAATATTGTATCCATTCAATGATTTAATGTGAACTCTATTTCCAAAACAAATTTCATATTCAGCAAAAATACCAGGAGGAGATACTTTCACATCTCTTCTCAAAAATATAGTAGTAATGTTTGATGTGATTGCTGCAGCAGAATCATCAATAAGTTTTAAGAACTTACTGTATTTGAATCTAGAACCATATCTATTTAACTCATCAGAAGAAGCAAATAATTCAATATTTTTCTTAACCTCTTCCTTTATTTGAGATGCGGAACCAAGATTTTGGTTGTAATAAACATTAGAATCATACTCAATATAAAGATATTTTAAATCAATAAACTCTGGTATAATTCCAGCAACAGAATATTTTCTAAGTAATGTCTTTATATTATCTTTTACAATGTTTGGAACGTAATCACCATTTTTTGGTTTGATAGATATGAATACTTTTCCATATTTTGGTGGAGTCAATTCTTCACCACCATAAACTGATACTGAATCTGTTTCTGGGTATAGAGATGGAATCAGTGCCTCATAGTCCCCTGCAGTAACTGCTCTATTTTGTGATGCATAGACTCTAGGAGCCAACTTCTTAATCGACTCTACAGATTCAATTGGGGATCCATAACCAGCAGATTCTACAACACTAACCAAAGGAGAGGTTATCTTTAATAAACTTCCATTGTTATCAACAAATCTTCCCGTAAATCTAAACTTGTCTATTCCATTCCCATTTTCTGCGTTTGTTACAACATAAGTTACGATAATAAAATTATCATTCTTAAGCTTACTACCAAATGTACCATCACCAAAAATTAATTCATATCTTTGGTCATCTATTTCATTAATGAAAAATACATCATCGGTTCTAGATACATTTGTTAAATTAGATGCCTGTCTATAGTAACGAGTAACATTACTATTCTTACTCTCTCTTACTTCAACTCTAATCAGACTTGTATCAATTCTTGGATTCTGCAATATGAATCTTTGATTCTTTTTGTTGCTATCAACAGTAAATGTATTTTGAATGTACCCACCTTCAAAAATTTCTAACTCTTCAAAAACTGCAGTAGAATTTGATACTGGAACAGTAACGTCATCTGGTATTGAATAGACGTAACTAAGTCCACCATAACTTGCTGCTGTGGTAGCAACAATGCCCTTTTTTAAGGTAACTGAGACTATATTTGCTGATAGATCAGTTAAATTTAATGCAAACTGAACTTTTGCCCTAGATGCAGTTACTGAACGAGGGAGATATCCAAGATTCCTTGCTAATGATACTACATTCTCTCTGAGAGTTGCTCCATCAAGAAACACCTCATTGGTCAACATGTTGGCATTATAAGCACTTATGTAAGTGTTATATGCTAACGTGTCTAAAAGAACAGAAAAATTTGACCCCTCAAAATCATAGTCAGTAAAGTTACCATCGGCTCTTAGGTAACTTTTAATTGACTCTTTGATTTCTGCAAAATCTAGACTTGCTACGTTGACTATTGACATTTATCGAGTTGGTAGTAATACAAATTGCAACTGTTGGGGTTGAGCGTCAATACCCACAATATAGTATTTTATAGTTACTTCCATTAGATTCTCATCTTCTTTTGGAGTAACAATAACTTCTTTTAGGTCAACTCTAGGTTCATTGTTTTTTATAACATTTATTATTTCATCTTTTAATGAACTAGCAGCAAAAAAGTCAATATTTTCAAATAATAATCTATTTACGTCACTTCCAAGACTTGGATTAAAAAATCTTTCACCACGAACAGTCAAAACTAAATTTTGAACAGAGCGTGCAATAGCATATTCATTCTTTAATATGACCAAATCTTTTGTCAAGGGGTTAGACCTTAACGAAAGACTTATATCTTTAAACCCCTTACTGACACGCTCTAAAGGCATGATATTTATCAAAAGTTTACCTTATGACTTATTTATCACAATTATTTTGAGTTATTGATGCCAACGCTCAACAAAATCATCGAATCCACCAGCACCTCCACAGGGACGTGCCATACGATCTTCTGGAACTGGGTAAAGTTCTTCTTTTCTTTTGTTACGATTGCGTTCTGATGCCATATTTAAGAGTCTATCACTATCAGTTTCAGTGATGAGGGTCATTCCCTCTTCAATAAAGTCAGTTGATTTATCAACTTCAAAGTGATTTCCCATTTTTTTGCTCCTGATTTGTTAGATCAGAACTTTTAGAGGGGTTGCTATCCCTATTCAGCGTTAATGCACCGAGGATCGCATGGATTCATACCACAATTTTCGCAAATTTTATGTTCTTTTTCTGTTTTCCAAAAATATTCGTCAGTATCGCCAAGTCTTCCCCAAGAAATTCCATTTTCAACCTGAAAAATGTGTGTAGATACCTTAAAATCAGGAGTTTTTGGAGTTTCTGGTGTAATAGAGAGGTCATACATCCTCATTCTATTGTTTGGATAGAGTCCAAACTGCCCATTTTCCAATAGAATACAATTATGTGACTTATGTTCGTCTGGTTTCTCACTAACATTAGTGTCTATAATATCTATATCTGCATGGAAGTTGTCCAAAGTAAACAGATATTGACCTTTTAAGAATCCATGGTTGCGAGTAAACACCTCAAATTGCATTGTACTGATAAATTGCTTCTGAATGCAACGTATTCCATAGTCCATACAGTTCCAGAACTGTAGGTTAGGAAGGTCCAGATCGGGGTCTGGAAGCGTCTGTGCCGAGAGAAACGCGCTGATAGGTAGTTTATCATACATGGCACCATATTCTGGTAAATATGTCTCAAAATAAAAAGCGCGTCCAGGTATGGACTTTGCCGATACCCAGACGCCCTCTACAAATTCACCAAATCCATCTTGAAAGTCTCTTAGATATTCTTTACGTACCCATACTTTTTGGGATGGAAGATTGGTGACTAATTGACTCATGTTTAACCTTTACCTTGACCGCGATAACGTTTACGCTTAGCATTCCGAGAGCTTGCGCTATATTTGGTATGCTGTCCTGCTCCTTGCCGAGTTTTTTTGGGTTTGGACTCGATGATTTTTTTATTAGTCAGAGAAGATTTGAGACGTGCCATAATTATTCAGAAGTTTCAAAAAGTGGATCGAGGTAAATGAGGGAGGGATCAATGTCCTCCCCCTCATAGTATTTTTCAGAGATTTCTTGAAGTACCTCAGAGGCATCTTCAATAGTGAGGTTCTGATATAATGCTCTGCCATTATAGCAGAGATTATAGAGTTTTTCTTTCATCAGATGATACGAATTTTTTCGTGACCAACGCGGATACGAGGATCGCACCAGGTCTCAACGCCTGCTTCTTTGGCATCAAGACAGAACGATACGTCTTCTCCGCACATATCTTGAACGTTACCAGATTCAAAGACTTGCATCTTAGGAGCGAACCAAGGATACTCAAGACGCTCAAAGACACCCTTACGAATCATAACCCAACCGAATCCAGTGTAGTCAACGGTAAAGGGTTTACGACGCTTTGCCATGGACTCTACGGTCTCATGGTTCATAACGCCGCCGTTCTTACGGAAGTCATCTTCTTCCAACCAGTGAGCAACGCTGGTAGTCATCCCATCTTCGGTGGCATACCAACCACATGCGATCTCTCGCTCGGATTGCTCGTTTCCGTCTTTGTCTGGACCAGGGACTGCGAGATCGCACAGTTGCCAGAACTTCTCAGTATTGAACACAATATCATTATCAATCCAGAGTTGATAATCGTAGTTCAGTTTACCATCCCAGGGAATCTGCTTGGGTCCGCGCAGAACATTCGCTCCAAGAACCTTGCAACGTGCAAAGTTAACCATCGACGAATAATCCTGAGAGATTTGGATACTCATACCATTTTGTACAAGGTCAAATGCCATTTGCACAAAAGATTTGAGGAATGTATAAGAGCAATTACGTCCAGGAAGACAGAACACAATGCTCTTCCCTCGCATACGTGCTTTGATTGCATCGTAATCCCACTCTTCTTTAGGTTGAGTAGGAGCAGATGCTTTTACAGTGAATCCTTTTGCCATGTGTTTAAAGTTTCTTCAGTTCAATTCTAACAGTGTATCTATATGGTGTCAATAAGAGGATTCTGCGACTGCCTTATTATCGACTGTCAGTTCCTCGTATTCATACTTAGTCTTATCCAATACTGCCCACTTCTGTTTGAATTCCTCCTCTGTAAGTACGGATTCAACACATTGGTTCTCTTTTGAGTATATGTGATAGATCTTCGAGTATGTCATACTGTCTAATTCGCTACAGAATTATATATCCCTATAATGAGAATACCCAGTACGGCAAATACGACCTTAGGGTGTCGAGCAATCCAATAAGTGAGGATAACTCTCCACATGTTCCAATAGGGTGGTCGTCGGCGCATCACGGAGAATTCTCATTGACCTTATTATACCAGAGGATCTACCTTTTGTGGGGTGTTTGAGGCAACATGGGGTGTGTTGATAACATTCGGAGATTGTGTTATATCTCCCGCAATACAAATTCTATAATCATCTGAGGTATACCCTGGCATAACCATATGATCCATCATCCCAGGAAAAAGCAAGAGCGTTCCCTCAGAACTCTTGTCGAGTTTTACATTATACGTCTGAATTAATCCAAGAAGATCAGAGTAAAATAAAATAAAGTCTGTGGCAGATGGATGGCGAGCATGACAGTTCCCACTCTGCTCCTCTCTCCAATTTGTGGGGATATTCATCCAAATTACAAAAGAAAGCACCGATTTATGTTTGTGTGGCTCTACATAATCCCCTGGATGATTTACCCTCACCCATAACCTGCTAATCTCTAGCGAATGCTCATGGGTCGTGTGCGGCTCGCCAGGGTAGTAAAAATCCGTAAAGTATTTGTTCACATACGGCACCATAAACGCCGCCAACTTACCCTCATCATCCCGTATAGGAAATTGGTTATACTCTAAATCTACCTCGGGAAAATTCGGAGGCAACACGGAATCAATTATAGAATTCAGATACTCTCGGATATTATCATCAATCTCACCTTTTATGACACCAAGGTTTGGGAACTCTAAATGATCCACGGAAATTTTTTATAGTAACCTTATTATAACACCTTATGAGGCAAAAAATTTTTGGCGAATTTTTTTTAATGAACTCGAAATCACTCACTCGAATTGTCACCTCTGTAGGTTAGGGTAGTGATCGATTTTATATACGGGGGGCGCAGGGGCGCACATTAGTATATCTTATCAATGGAATCAACTGCCATAACGACTGCTGATCAATCGATGTGTGCCGCACGAATAACTGGCACACACCCCCAAACCCCTTGCGCCGCAACGGATCTCAGCGACTGTGCCAATCCACGAACTGCCATTTTGCAGTTACAACCGTTTACAATCCAGTTTGCGAACTGTCCACTCTGAAATGCTGACGAAAACTGACATAAAACGTCACACTACAGGGCACAAAAAAAGCGACCCATAAGGGTCGCTGATCAGTCCCGTTTTTGTGCAGAATCTAAAGATTCTCTCCCTATTTGCCTCTCAATCCACCAGACCTTTGTTAATCCGCCTGTAGGCGACCCAGGTGATCGCTTGCATTTGAGAGGGCGAGACTGCGCTCTCACCGCGTTCTAGGCGCACTGCAGTGGCAATCGCTGCCGCTTCCCTGTAGGCGTCCTGAATGCCTGCGAACGCCTTAGGCGTCATGCTCGGAACGTCTTTCAGACCGCTTACGGTCCCGTTCCAAACGTTGTAGGCGTGCCCATCGATCACGGGCGCGTTGCAGTTGCCAGCGGTGGCAATGTTTTCAAAAAACGCTGTAACTTTCTGCCCTTTTAAGATAACTTTAATTTGATCGTAATTTGCGTTCAATTCGAGAATCGCAATCGCCTTTGCTTTGTTACCTTTAAAGGTGCAGACTTTAATCTCAGCAGGATCGATTCCCGTTGCGATTGCGCGGGCAAGCGATTCCGCGTCTTGAATGTTTCTATCCCACTTGTTATTTGGCGACAGTGCAGCGATTGCGCCTGCGATCTGATCAGTGGAGAATCCGTATTTGTTACCTAAAGTGACGCAAATACTGTGGGCATTGTTGTACCAAGACGCGCCAACTTGCTGGTCAAGAATACTGGCGCGGAAGAACATTGCCAGAATCGAATCAACGTGGTTTGCCATGATCGGTTGCAGCGGAAGGGATCTGAGAGGGACTGGCGACGCGGTTGCCTCGCTTGTGCCAATGATGCCCGATCTGAACCGACCGCGCAACCCCTCAAAACGAAAGAAATCCTGAATCTCCTAAGTCTCGTGAGATTCGGGTTGGAAATGTAATTTAGGCAACACTAAAAGTATTTTTTCAATCCGCTTGA